TGAAATAAGATAGTTGAGTGCATAGTTGCCTGTGCTAATCCAATCAGTAGGATCGTTAAATCCTGCACTCATACCTGAAATAGATTTAGTTAATTGTGTCCGAAATTTGCTCGGATCAAACGATTTAGCCATTATATCTCCTTATCAAATTGTGGGGGGATTTCTCCCCCCAATGTGCTATTAATTGTTTTGTCTTGAACGAATCATTGCAAGAATATCTTGTGCGTTATTCTCTGATTCTGCTGGCTTAGACTCTTCAGCCTTAGGCGCAGGAGTCGCTTCAGCAACAGGAGCAGTCTCAGCTGCTGGTGCTGGAGTGTCTGCTTTAGACTGTTCAGTTCTTGAAGTTGCAGTACCGTTTGAAGATGATACATTTGGATCACCTGTACGTGCTGCCATGCCCGCTGGACGGAAATACTGACCAAAACGATCAGCATCATAAGCCTCGCCATCAACAGATGCTTCAAACATTTCCTTCATTACCTTAATTTCTACATCAGTAGGTTTCTTAGGTAGGAAGTCTCCCAAGTTAAACAAACCATGTGTGTTTACTGCTTGCATCTCTGCATCACCAAGTGGACGCTCTCTACGAGCCCAGTTTGATGTTGAGTAGTCTGCATAACCACCTTTGGTTGTCTTTGCAAGACGGAAGTCTACACCAGCAGTGTAATCTGTTGGCAGTTCTTCCATGTCTGGATCCATTAATGCCGCTTTGATAATTTGGAAAATTTGTGGACCAATGATAAATCTACGGATTGGATTTTCCGGAGTTCTATCTTCTTGTAGTGGTGTGTCAGCTACAAAGCCTTGGAATACGTATGAACGCTTTTTCCAATACTTACGACCCATGTCTTCAAGACTTGGATCTTTAAACCAACCACGTACCTCATTTAAGATATCGCATGTTTCACCATACATTTCCATACATGGAATTTGTACCTGTACAGGACGTGAATCAGTTTCACCTTTAATTCCTGCAAATGGAAGTTTAATCATCAAACGTTCTTTCCAAAAGAAAGTGTTTGACTCATCGCCATCAGGTAAAAAGCGCAGAACACTTGTCTCGCCTTCTTTCATATTCCAAAATGGGAAAATTGCGTTGTCGCCGCCGCTTTGTGAACCACCGCTTGTGCGTGATTCTTGCTCTTTTAGTTTTGCTCTAATTTCAGCTAATGATGCCATAGTTTTGCCTCCTTATATATTGCCTATTGCATTGTGCCTTAATATTATATAGCACATTATGTACTATACAATAATACTTAGCAGAAGTCAACCTTTTTCTGCTAATTTTTTGAATTAGTTAGTTAAACCAGCTAATTCTCTCATTTGAGCCATTTCTGCATCGTGCTCTGCACTTGCTTCTTGTCTCATTTGAAAATCTTCAAACTTGTGCTTGATTGCTTCAATAAAGTCTTTTGCACCGTTTATGTATTCTTCACCGTAATCTTTTTCAACTGCTGTAAGTACTGCTGTTTCGCCTTTTGGAAACTGGCCTGTTTCTCTATCAAATAGTGAAAGAACAAACTCAGTGACTGGAATCTTTTTGCCGTCTACTTCCATTTCATCTTCATCATCGTCTTTGGCTTTCTGAAGTGCCATTGTAAATTTGTTGCCTTCTTTTTCTTGTGACTGATAGTATTTTAAAAATTCTGCATGTTTTGGATGTGTTTCTGCTGCATCAGGACTCTTTGTGTAAATTTTTAACCAACCCTTGTATTCTGGATCGTCATGCATTTCTTTAACTTTAGAATCTTCACCAACGCCTGGAAGTTTGCCTGTGCCCATACATTCAGAACATTTCTTTTTACTTCTCTCATCCATGCCAGAGCCTTTACAACTCGGACATAATCCGCCAGCTTTTAACATACGTTCATCAACTGGTGCATCTTCTAATCCAGTTTCAACTACATCGTCTGCCCAATCTTCAAACGCAGAAAAATCATCTGGCATTGTTTCATTACTCACAGCCAAATCCATATCGCCGTCGTTATCAGCATCAATCATAATCCAATTTTCACCTTTTGGGTCTTGACTGTCATGTGGGCAGTCAGTAGTCGGATTACCTAGAGTGTCTCCGCAGTCTTTACATTTAAGTGTTTTCATTCCTTCGTCAATAAAGTCCTCTGGACCAAGTTCTTGTGCTTTGGTCTTTTCGTTTACTAACTTATAGATGTAAGGAAATACATCTTTTAATTCTTCATTAAATTGACGAATTGTTAACTGATCAATCCAGTTGCTTGCAACGTCTTCAGGTACTTCTTCAAGTACTTTTGCTTCGTAATTTTCAAATGCTTCTTTGTAAAATGCAGGTCTTTGTAATTGTTCTACAGTCTTTTTTACTGTGTCAATTCTTTCATACACAACATCCATGTACCCTTTCAAACTTTCTGCCATTACATTAGAGCGACTCATGTAATTTTTAAATTTACGCAATTTAGAAAGTTCTTCTGAAAGTGAAACAATATGTTTACCAAAATCATCATAAGCATTACCGCCTTCGCTTACGTGACGAGCCATTGCTCTAGCACCATTTATATGTTTGTATGGATATTTAAATCTTTCACCGTCTGCACTTTCAATGTAGATTGACTCTACGTGCTGTGTTCTTCCTGCAGCTAATTCTTGGTTAACAGGTTTATTATGTCTTAGTGCTAGCCGTGCTGTGCCTATATCCTGATAACTTGTTTTACTCGTTCCGTACATTTTTGACTCGCTCATATTTTGTTCTCCAGATTGATTTGCTAAAAACTTGTAATCTCTGCGGTTCAAATTAGACTTTGTTATATTTCTAGTATCAAAGTTTAATAATCTTTTCTTAGCAAAATATCTTAATTCTTTTAAAAACCCGTACCATTTTTCTTTGGTAAAAGAGTCTTGACCTTCAATAAAATTATTACTATACATGATATTTAGTGAATTTTCGTCTATTGATATACTTACTTTGCCTAGATTTTTTGAACCTTCTTTGAAGTCAAAATCGAAAAATCTTGCTTCATTTGGTACATTAGTGACTACGCCTTTCTCGTCTCCAATAGTGACACTAGGAAAACGTCCTCTTATCTTGTTGAATAGTTCTTCACTTATTTTATTAAGGTTTTTCATATTAGTATTTATCAATAGTTAGTAGATATGAAGATAGGCATTGGCGGTTCATAATCTTCTTCAGATTCCATGCTTTTAAAAGTATTGTACACTCTAGGATCCCAATCTCTTAGCACACTCATTATTCTTATTACTAATAGTGTAGCACTAATAAGATCATCAGTCTCACCTACTTTTGCTTTATAAGTGCTTCCAGTTGCTACAAAGCCTTTCAGTTCACTAATTAAGGTACCACTGCTTACTTTCATTTTATCGTTTTCTATCATTGTTTTTAATCTACTACATGCACTTATTTTTGTCGAGTGAGTGGTATTAAATCCTTTGCGGAACTTACGAACATGTCCTTTTCGCATTGGTTCTGACACAAACAGTCCTGGTATATTTTCTTCGCCGAAGTCATTTATAACAATAAGTGCTGCTTCTCCGATCGAATTGTTCTCTACGCTCCAGTATATGCCTTGTGGGTTGTCTGTTTCGTTTGCAATGTGATTACAAATGTCAGCAAGTATACGTATCTGTCCTGTAATAGGAGTAGTATTATGCCTCCATTCTGCAACTTGTTTGTATGTAGGAAGTTCAAATACTTGTATAGCTGCATAGTCACCACCTGTACCCATACTAGGATCAAGCGCAATAATATAAGTTTTGTCTTTTTGTAATTTTTCGTACCAACGTGTTTGACCCATGTTCATAAGCACTTCACTTTGTTCAAGTGTAGCTAGTTTTATAGCACTTATTAAGGTTTCATCAAACACTAAGAATTCACATTCATATTCACGACGGAATCGCTCTTCACCTATTCTACCTAGTTCTTCATCTTTCCATTTTTCATCTCTGTCTGGATGTTCGCTCCAATGGCAGGTGAATGAATGAAATCCATTTACACCTATGTCTTGTTCATTGCCATGCTCATCAAATTTCTTTTCTGCTTCTTTCCATATAACAGCAAACGTATCTTCATCTGAGTTAGGCGTTGAAGTAATAATAGCACGACCACCTGTTGCTAGTGTAGGAGATATTGAAGTCCAAAATTCATCTGCTATGGTAGGACTAACAAATGCAAACTCGTCACAGTATAGTAATGATATGGACATACCACGTCCTGTATTGCCTGTTGTAGTTGCACTAACAATACGTGAACCATTTTCAAATTCCATAGATCCTTTATTGTAGTTTACAACACCAGCTCTTATATGGTCTGGACACAGTTCATATGCATATCTTACACGTTGCATAATTTCTTGAGCACCTGTATATTTGTGTGCAGCAATTAGCACAGTTTGGTCAGGATTAAACATTGCATACCACAACAAATAAATCGCAGCACAAGTAGTCTTACCTGTTTGCCTTGGTTGCATATTAATATTGAATCTATGATCGTGATAACTTTTTAACAAACGCACTTGATAAGTAAAAGGATCAAAAAGTAATTTGCCTTTTACAGGATGTTGAATAAAAGCAAAATTT